CATGCTTCACCAACTGTTTCTACTTCTTCTTTTTGTTTCTTCTCCTCAGTAGCTTTAGCTAAACCATATCCCCCTGCTGCACCAGCCGCACCAGCTGCTGCCATTCCTGCTCCACTTGCTGCTCCTGTTGCTCCTGCAACTTTAGCTGCAGGTGCTAAAGCAGATGCTGCGGAACCAAGTTTAGCGGCAGTACTGATACCCTTTACTGCTTTAGCAGTTTTCAAAGCTTTAAGGGCCATCATTCCACCACCAATGATTCCTCCAGCAGCTTCATCAACTTCTTCTACTTCCTCTTTTTTCACAGTAGGAGCCATGACTTTCATATGAGGATCATACTTAACATCAGTCTTCTTAAGGGGTTTAGCGTGTTTGATAGAAGGAGCATCCTTAGGAAAATCACCCTCTTCAATCTCAACCATTTCCAGAATCTGACCACCGAGTTGTTCGATAGCTTCAGTCATTCCTTGTGGAGGATTGATAACAATCTTATTCTTTACTTTCTTCTCAGAGATTTTCTCACGGGATTTCTCATCAGTTTTAGGGTTTGAAGAGGGTACATCAACCAATTCACGGAGTTCTTCTCTCCATGAAAAGTAACTAGACTCATTGACATCACCTTCAGTGTCTTTCTTGTGAAGATTCTTGTAGAGATGTTTATGAAGAGGTTTTGCCTTCTTCATAATTTTATCTTTGGATTTATAGTCGTCTTCTTCCTCTACAGGTTCTAAGGAAGGACACTCTTCCTTACCATGAACCTCACACTCTTCACCCTTATGATTGTGACTACAACCCTTTTTCTCAGAAAGTTCAGTTGATTCCATGAATCCAAGCTTCTGTCTCAGAGCCGTTCTTTCAGCTCCACTCAGTTGATTCTTAGCAACATAGTCATTGAAAGCTTTTGGGAGAGGAACATTGTCCCTACGAGACTGATATCTGATGGCTTTTGCATGAGAACCAACTTCCACAGATTGTTGAGGGTTCTGCCCTTCACCAGCTGCTCCATCTTCTTCTTGAAAAGTTTGGAGGTAGATATTACTCAACTCCTTGAGTTCAATGTCCATGAGACCAATTTACTACTTTTTCCTGTACTTATTTATGAAATCTCTCCCACTTGGTCCCTTATAAGCTTTTGCTCCAGGTTGAAGATTGGTCTCATCACCCTTTTCAAACCCTGGTGTTAAGTCTGCGATGTTCTTAAAATACCCATCTGTACCAGTAAGAGTGTTTGGTTTGCCAGGGACTCTCTTTTTTCTGGTCATTTTGACCTCAGTATACTCACGAATATCCCTAATCCAGGACTTGAACATTATATTTTCCTCTGTCACACAAATCAAATAGTTAGTTCCTCTACGGATAACCTTTCCAACCAGACCAGTGTTGAGGTTCTCCACTAGTTGATCAACATTGAAGATTTTACCCTTAATATAGTTCTCTCTAAGGTTCTTCCAGTCGAATTTGGGTGCAATTTCCCACAAATTCCAACTCTCTTTAGTGACCTTCATCCTCTTTTTGAGGTTGGTCATCATCATTTTAGCTGTTTTATCATCAATCGCATCAGGAATACCGGTACGATATGTTTCAAAATCGTCTTCTATGGCCGCTTTTCTCATCTTCGAGGCGGACATTCCCTCAATACCTTCTGCATCTGAGTCTCTATCACCAGCCGATACAGTCTCCACGTCAGAAAAATCATAGAGTTTTCCATTATAGTCCCCTGAGAGTTTGGTGAACTCTTTAACCCTGTCACCACCGACCACAATCTTAACACTTGAAAATCCATCTTCATGAGCCTGTTTCAAAACATCAAAAATGGTCTTGGAGTTGGGGTCATTGACAATATTTCCCGCATGATCGGGATACATTTGCTTCATGACATCAATCTTTTCGTCAGGATCATACGGATTCTTCTTCGGATCTTGTGATCTGGATGGATAAATCCTCAATGATCCCTTGCCTGCTGCCTTTTTAGCAGCATCAAGTAACTTTTGATGACCTACTGTTGGTGGGTTGAATCTCCCAAATGTGACGGTGAGAGGTCCAAGATCCTCTTTAGGTGATCCGTCAGCTCTCGTAGGCGCTGACATTCTCCTTGGCTTTCCATCGCCAAACGTTCCAAACTCTCCTTGTTGATCTTGCTCATAACTATCAGGTTGTTGAGACTTCTGAGAATTATCTAATGGTTCTTCCTGAGGTGGTTCCTTAGTTGCAAGCATTTTAAGAGTTCCGCGACTGGTTACAGCCACTCTGTTTCCCTCTTTATCATACCAATTACCGTGACCATCCCCTGTTAGACCCTTAGATTGAGCCTGATCGGAGATAGATGACGTTCTCGCTTCCTTGAGAAAGTTGAAAAAACTCTTCATCAGTTAATATTTCCCACGAAAGTATTTAGTGTGATCAGGCGTACAATAAATTCTCAATCACATTGTTCTTAGAAAGGTCACGGGGAAGTTGATAGTTCATGATTAGAAGTTCTTCCTTCTTATTCTTGTTCTCCTTACGGTGAGCGAGACTATAACGAAACTCAAAGTTCTCCATGTGGAAGTCAGCGAACTGTTCACGCAACCAGGGGTGTTCATTATAAGTGATCATCCAGTTGTGAGGGGTGTCCTTACATGACTGAACAAAGTCCTCATGGGAGAATCCACTGTGCATCTCCTTGTTCTTACCATACAACATGTCTTTGATGAGATATGGAGGATCAAGGAACACAAACACATCCTCACCAGGAGCTTCCATTAGGTCACGATAGTCCTGATTGGTGATCCTCCAGGGTTGAATGATCTCACTGATGTTAGCAAGTTTCTTGATCTTACTCTGTGAGAAGATGGTGTTCTTGTAGGAGTCACGAATGAAAGCGTTCTTGTTCTGTTCAGTGAAACCACCGAAACTAGAACGATTCAGGACATAGAAAGCAGTGGCAAGATCAAAGTCATCATCAGAAGTATCGATGAGACCCCTCATTTCAGCATAAAGAGCTCGGTGTTTCTCCTCTAGTTCCTCTACACCCTCAGCACGACAAGCTTCATCCTTGAGTTCAAGGAGTCGATTGATAAGGGAGTCAGGATTCTTCTGGAGTTGTGTCCAGAAAGCAAACAGATTGTAGTACAAATCATTGACCCAGACAGGAATACCTGGATACATGACAGAGAATGTAAGAGCACAGGAACCACCACCAAGGAAACCCTCACGGTATTCCTTGATGTTCTCAGGAAGCATTTCCTTACGGAACAGATAGTAAATGATCCGTGACTTACCACCAGGATAACGGAGGACAGTCGGATACTTACGACGTTCAGTAGTCTTGGCCATGTGATTCAATCTCTATATTGTAATATTAGCATGAAAAGACCACCCAGTCAAGTCGGATGGTCCAGTTTTCTGGTTGTCACATCATTTTGATGTAGGGTCCAGACACTCCTTTGATACTAGATCCAGCATATCTATACATGTCTTCCACAAGTTGATCCATTTTCTTCTTGTCGCTCAATGGTAGATTATCAAACAGTTCCTGTACAAGGAACTTAGATTGTCTATAATTTACATTAGAAGACAGGATCATCGTGACAATGGCTTCCTTGTCTTTGCTTGGAACAAATCCATGTGTTACCATAGACTTTGCCATATTCTTAGCTGTTGTATCACTATTTTTTGTAGCTATGTTTCTAGATGGAATGTTGTCAGTAATTTGTTTGATTCCATGAGCCTTGAGAACATCATTAAGAGGACCATGAGATATCTTACCATGTCTTGCAGTACCACCAGGAACAAGAACCTCACCAGACCAACCACCAGAAGCTGTGAATGTTCTGAAGTTAATCTTCATTTGACTATTACCCTTCTTCATTACGATATAACCACTGGTGGATGCAGGTGGTGACTCAACACCGACATAAGAAAAGGTAGGAGCGGATTTGTCAGTAGGGAAGTTTATTTCACTGATATTTCCAGTACTACCAAGTTTCTTCAGTGATACACCAATAACCTTCTCATCCTTTAGATATTCATACATCAAAGCATTTAGTCCAAGAATAGTATTCTCTTGTTTCAATGGACTTGGGTCAAACCCAGGTTCAATAAGGTAGATATCAGCAGGAGACCACTTGTTTAGATTGACAGAAAGACCTTCTTTCTGTTTGACCTTAGTGAAAGCTGCCTCAATAATAGCAACCTTTCTACTTCCCCTGTGACATTCAAATGATTTATTTTTATACCTTTCTCTCAAAAGATTAGCTCCCTTGACTGATGACATCACCCAGTCATCAGTCAGTTTCTTCTCAACATCTTGAAGGGTTGAAGTAACATCTGCCTTTGTCATTGCTCTGGTGAAGTTACCTGTTGTCAAATCAGCCTCTGTAATGAGGTTCTTCTTGACATTAAATGCAATCGAACAATACACAGCTTGTGCTGACTCAGCTAGAGCCGTGGATACCTTGGCATCAGAAGCTGTCTTGTAGATGATAGTGAATGTGGATTTGTCACTTAGTTTTACAACTGTGCAAGGATATCCAGAATGAGAAGTTATTATCTTCTCCTCAAACCCGATTTGTTTTTGTTTGAATTTCTTTTTAACTTTATCTGATGCTTCTACTCTGTTCTGGGCCCTGACAATAAGATTCGTTGAACGAGGACCAGCAGATTTAATATCGGTCTTTTCACTCCTAAGAACTTCGTTCAAGGCTATATGAAACTTATCAGTTGGGACTCCATTCATTTTTGCAATTCCTCTAGATAATCCAATGATACCAACTTACTCTCATAATCTGGTCCGAAATATTCTTTCACTTTAATTGGTACACCCATAACAGTAGGCCACCCACTCGCGACGTGGGTGTAAACGGTTCTAGTATCCTCGTTCACAAAGTGTGGCCAAGGATACTTGCGGTTCAAATTCATCAGTCTCCCCAAGAATTTATAGTCTCTTCAAACTTCTTCAGTTCAGTTTCTGAGAAAGTTACTTCCTCTTTCTTCATCTTGGTTTTGAAGTCCATTGCCATACGACGTTTGAACTGTTTATTTGATTCTTCAGTATCACCCTTGGATTGTGCCATCATGTCCTTATCATAAGCCTTTGCCTTTGATTTTTCAACACGAGCAGTTCTCTTGGGTGTCATAGTCATGTAACCTTCAGATTCAAGTTCCTCTTTCTTAAACTGAGGATGGTCATCAAGTTTCATACCACGTTTCTTCTCAAGACGTGCTTTTTGAGCACCTGAGTCATTACCTCTGATATTCTTACTGATTGCCTTACGGCGATTCATCAGATAAGAATCAGTTGAATCCTTCTTACCATCATTGTTGATATCACCATCCTCTTTCCCTACGGAATCGAGTTTGGCCTCACTCATCTTCTTAGCTACATTGACAGCCCCACGAGCTATCTTCATAGCTCCCTTCTTAATCATACCTTTGAGACCAGACTTAGCCTTAGATTTCATCTCATTGCCAGCTCTCTGAGCTTGGGCCGACATGTTCTTGGTGGCTTGACCAGCTCTTCTGGCCTTTATCTTAGCCGAAGCCTTAGCGTCTCTATATGCTCCGTATGCTTTAACTGCACCCTTGGAGGCTTTCATCTTGACTTTACCAATGGCCGATTTCAGACCCTTCTCAAGTCTGTCAGTTTTCTTAGACTTAGCACTCTCAGTATCATGACCGAAAGTTACCTTAGCTTCAGAGATAACGGTAGTAAAAATTGATTCACACTCTTCTACAGTATATCCCTCCTCAAAGAGTTCTTGAAGAACCTCCTCGCAGATATCCTCTAGCTCGGGATCACTAATCATGGAGAGATCCATCTCTGCGATTTCGTCTCTCTTTGAAAGTAATTCTTCTCTAGCATCTTTACTATGGACAGCTGAATAAGCTTCCATAAAGTTACGCATTGATGAAGACATCTTCTCTACAATTACTATTTTCCTAGTGTTATTTATACTCTAGATGCCTGTCTCCTCAACATAGTCCTCATCCTTCTTCTTTTTATTGAATCCAAATGGACCAGTCAATTTCTCTTCCAATTTTAGTTTCAAAGCAACACCACCAAGAGTTTCCATAACCTTCAGGATGTCTTCAGTCTTAGCACCTTCACCAAGTTCCTTGGCAACGTACCAGTACTTTTCCCAGAACGATTCACCAGCTTTCTTATAATCCTCAAGAGTTAGCAGTTTCACTTTCAATTACCTCCTTAATTTGTGTTTCAATTTGTTCGTCAATTTCAGTAATTACTTTACGGATATCAACAACCCGTTGAGGGCAACAGGTTAGATCATATGTATACTCTTTGGTATCACGGAATAAAGATTCACGAACTGCGGCTGCAGTTCTAACATCCGTTTCAATCTTAATCATACATCTCCTTGTTTACGGTTTTCAGAGTAGTGAACATCAAACGATCCACCAGGGTATCGTTTTTCAAGTTTTTCTACATTCATTTCAATCACTTCATCAAGAGAAACATTGAGTCCCATACATGCCTGAGCAACATACCACATAATATCACCCAGTTCACGTTTGAGATGAAACAGGTTCTCTTCATTTACTGGTTTGCCTTGGAAGATAATCTTCTTGACAATCTCAGTAAACTCACCTGCTTCAGCAGACATTCCTACAGCAGCAGTTAGAAGTCGATGTGTTTCAAATCCTTCTCCACGAAGTTCTTGAATGCGGTACTCAAAAGCATCAGCATCTTTACTAGATTGAGATGTGACGGCATTCACAAACTCAAGATATGCATCAGTGTTTACATTACTCATAAGTCTAAAGGTTGTTGTTGATTTTCAGGGAGAGATTGTTGGGTTGATAGTTTTTGATCAGGAAACATCACTTCAAATTCTTCATCGGAAACTTCTTTCCAAGAACCACCTACACCACCGTCCATATTGACGACGATATCTTTAGTTGGAAGTTTAGGTCTTTCTAAAAGTTTAACCTCAACGGTTTCATAGATTGGTTTGAATTGGTAATAATGACCATCACCTCTTGTTCCAATGAGATTGACAGCATCTTTAATAGAACCACAGTCAGCAATCTTTTTACCAGTTGGATCAAATACAGAGTAGTATCCGTTCAAAACTTAAATCCCTCAAATGATTTCTTAGGTTTTTCCTCATAACTATACTCCTCATCCTTACTATTGTCAAGGATATCATCTTGTGCTGATTGTTCACAATCGTAAAGACGCATCTTTGATCTATCAATTCCGACTACAAATCTCTTATACATGTTGATATCGTTGTATCTGTTCTTCAATTGTTTAACTAAAATCTGTCCCAATCCTTCGAGTTCTTCAGTAGCAATAAGGGCAAACATAAGATCAGCAGTAGCAGGGAGACCAAAGGACTCACTAGTGTCAGTAAGCTCAACATCAGAGCTACCATAACCAGAGCGAGTGGTCTGCGTGGCAGATATGATAGGGACGTTTGCTTCAACAGCCAATCCTCGAAGTTCTTCTGCAATAGCCTTAACAGTTGTATATGAATTGACATTGCTACCAGCGCGATATCGCGAGGAAGCACATATATTAAGGTAATCAATGAAAATAATATCAGGTCTAAATGACTTCTTAAGTGCAAGTTCCTGAAGAAGTGATCTAAAATGTCCAGCATGTGCAGAAGCCGTAGGATACTCTTTGATGATAAGTGTCCCCTGAGTCTTTTGTGCCAGGTTACTTACCTTTGATTCAAACATCTGTTTGGGTAGATCAGCAATATCACCAATGGGAACGTTCAGAAGATTAGCATCAATTCTTTCCGCAATTCTCTCCTCAGCCATTTCAAGCGTGATGTATAATACATTCTTGTTTTGGAGTAACACACTGCTTGCGACATGACACATAAACAAAGATTTACCAACACCAGTGCCAGCGAGAGCAATATTGAGTGTTTTGTTTGGAAGGCCACCCTTCGTAATCTTGTTGAAGAATTCCAAGTCGAATGGAATAGTTTCTTCTTTCGTATTGTATAGGTCATATCGTTCGCTGTAATCGAGAAGATAATCGTGTCCTACATGATTGTCAAAACTGACAGCAAGAGCATCAGATAGAATAGAAGGTATGGAGTCAGGTTGTTTTTTATCATCTTGCCCATCAGCGATCTGAATAGATTCAATGAGAGCGAGATAGATTGCACGTTCACGACACCACTTTTCTGTTGTATCAACTAACCATCCAAACTCAACTGGTTGCCCCTCAAGGTGGTCAATCAGATGATGAATTTGTTTATACACATCTTCATTTATATCCTTTCTCTTCTCAACTTCAATATAGAGGACCTCTTTTGTGGGGACATCATTATATTCGTCCACAAACTTTGAAATCTCTTGGAACACAATCTTCTGATTGTGGTCCTCAAAGTACTCCTCTTTTAGGAAAGGGATGGTCTTACGAAGATATTCCTCATTGTTGATTAAGTTATTCAAAACTAGAAACTCAATCTTATCCATAATGAATATAGGTGCTTAGAATGTACTTCGTTGAACTTGGTGCTGCACCTGAGTGAGGGTAGGACCAAGTCGGAGGGAATACAACAACTCTACCAGTCTTTGGTTTGATTGTCACGCCTTGTCTTGTAAAATGTGTGACCCCGTCATTGCTATTCAAATAAAATAAAAATGCCACTGCCCGTCGAGCAGTAGCATGATCAGTTATATCTACATGTTCATCAAATCTCTCTTCACCATTAGGAAGATATCTTTTGATTCTAAACTCTTCTAGAGCTTTAATCTCAGGAATAAACCTTGACTTAGTATCTGTCTGATACATGGATCGGACACCCCTGATGATGGGGATCATCTGACGAACCATTTCGATATTCTCTTTGTTCAGATTGACTTGGGTAAAACATGGTTTGTGGTCATCATTGAGAAACTCTTGACGAGAAGAATTCTCAAAGATACTGATTAGTTCTTTACAATATGAGCCTGGGAGGACATCATACTGCCGAACCATATGAGAACTCTTCTTGTGCGATTTCATCTAGTTTCTGTAAGACCTCTTCAGTAAAGTATTTGTCAGGGTTCTTTAGGATCTCTTTAGCGTAGACCTTCTTGCCGTTCATCTCATAACGACCTGCCACATTTTTCCACAGACCTCCAAGTTCACCCAACTCAAGAAGACCATAATATCGATCAAGACCACGCTCATCATAATAGAGACGTATGGTAACATCTTTGTTCTCCTTACTCAGACGCGACTTTGCTGTCTTAGCTTTAATAAGATTTCCAATGACTTCTGTTCCATCCTTTTCTTTTTTCTTTGTGAGATAAATGATCGTGCTTGCCGCATATTTGAGGCCACTGCCTCCGCCCATCTCTTTGGTGGGAACGTATGATCCGATAACATCGTAAGTGTGGTTAGTAACAATCATTGGGATTTTGGCCTGTCCCAACTTCAGGGTTAACATTCTAAAGGCTCCTTTGACCAACTGTGATTTGGTCATGTCCCGAACCTGTTTATCATCAAGAGCATCACGAATCTCTTTCTCTGTAGACAACATACCCAGAGAGTCTAACACAAACATACAGGGTTTCCTATCTTCCTCTGATGTCTTGAGATAGATATCAACAGCCTGTAGTGCCTTCTGTCTGAACTGTTCAACAGTAACCACATTAACAACAACTAATCGTTCTAGGTCAATTCCACGACTTTCGAGAAGAGACCTATTAACTGCTGCTTCAGTATCAAAGTACAGACAGTAACCACCAGGATTACTATCCAGAAAATTCTTAACCACAGCGAGACTAAAGAAAGTCTTGCCAGTAGAAGACTCCCCAGCAATGGCAGTAATCTTATTCCCAGATACGCCACCAAATATGCTACCTGA